GTCGGCCATCAGGACGACATTGCTGGCTGCATCGCGCTCTTCCTGGTTCGGATTCTTCATCGTCGCAAGGAAGGGGCGAATTTCAGCCCGGTAAGTCTCGTCTGAGATGATCCCGCGCTGCGCTGCCACTTCGAGCCCCATGACCAACATCTGGAATGCCTGAGCGAAGGTAAGCTCGTCGTCCGGCCTGACCTGCTCCCAGTGGAATTTCACCTGAACTGGCGTTTGCCGGTCGATCACGAGGGCCATTCGGCAGATCATTGAAATTGCTCGCTCGAAGTTCTTCCGCTTGCGCTTGATCTTGGCTACGAACCTGAGCGCATCAGCAGGCTTGGCTTGAATTTGTCCGGTGGATTCACGCATGAACACCCAGCCTGGAGTCTCTGAAGCAATGCAAATGCAGTCGAACAGGAACTCAAGGAGTGTCTTGGAATCACCCAGGATGGATTTGGCTTCGAGGAAACTGGCGTCCTCTCCATTTTCGCCTCCTTGGAAGAATAGAATCTCCTTCCCGCGCCATGCTACCGATCCATTGAAATTCCCATCGGCATCAATCGCGTCCGGGAAGTTGTTTCGGATGAAGGTGTCTACGTCATTCAGCTTGAATTTCACCTTCGGAATCGAATGGTACTGGTGAGCATGGAGAGATTGGTTCATTACATCGTGAAATGCAGCGATGAACGGGAAAACCGTTTCCAAATCGCTCTGTCCTCGACCGCCGACTGCATCCCACTCGTTGAAAACCTCCAGAAGAGGCACAAATCCATCGAGATTGGGCGCTCCCCATGAATCGAGCCATTCACCAGCCGTGTGATCGTAATATTCGTACCGATCCGGCGTGATTACTTCTGAAATTTCGTGAACTGTCTCCGTTGGCTCGTTCCACGGCTGATCTATGGGCTGAATGTCGGTGTCAAGCATTGGAATTTGGAACTTGACCACTGCTTGGTCAATGACATCGCCCTGTTGCGGGTTGTAATAGATGCGTACGTTCTCTGGAGCGATGATTTCGAGCCGTGTACGCCCAATTTCAGCCGCACCGTAGAGCGGATTGGTCAAATAGTCCGGCTGAGTGATCCTGATGACCGTTTTGGAATCCCGGCAGGCATCCCTGAGCATCGCCTGTAGCTCTTCGGCCCAATAGGTCTGGATGCAGTCGTTGAGAAAGTCGTCCCGCTCGGCATCATCGGTCGCTACACGCGGAATTCCAATGAATTCAACCTCTGCGTCGATGATCGGCTTGCAGAAGGACGCGCCAAGCGCGTAGCTTTCGTTGGAATTCTCGTAAAGCTCCCTGGCCAAGTCCATGTCCACGATTCCGCCAGAGTCACGACCACCCAAATTCCAGAATTTCCACGAGAAACCACGACGGAGCAAGGTGGTTACTTGCTCCCCGATGCGACGGATGAAATTGAATTTACGCATTTCCCCTCAGCATGTCCTCGATCTTCTGAATTCCCTTGCTCGCTTCGTCGTAGACTTCAGGAGAAGCGCCGATGAGCTTGTCTCGCAGGTCGTTGCCTTCCTTGTCCGTGACGCGATGCTCGACAACCTTCTTGGAATCGCCTGTGGACTCTTCGCGGCGGCTCTTTGGAATTCCACCACGGTCGAGAATCTGCTCAACAGCCCATTGTCGATGTCGTGGATCGGCAGAAGTGAGAGAAGAGCCCAGTTCTTTTACGGCTTCGATGGTCAGCGTTTCCAAAAGCTGCTTCGCTGCCGTTGAAATTGCTTTGATCCCGTTCTCGTACTGCTTCTGAACCTTGGGCTCCTTGAACCAGGCTCGAATCGTTGACTTGCGCTCGCCTAGAGCTTCAGCGATCTGAGTCGGTGTGAACGTAGCGATTTTCAAAATCACCGCCATCTGCTGCTTGTGGGCAATTTCAGTTGGAGTTTTCGCTTCATCGAGCCGGGTGAAAGTGCCGCGCTTGATCTTCTGATTGGTGACTTCACTCTTGATGCTTCGTCTACCCAACGCTCATCACACTCCCTGACCTGTCAAACGCCTGTAGGACGTTCGCTGGAATTTCAAGAGATGGTTTCTTGTACGTTGCGATCAGTTCGAACATATCCGCGTGGTGCCAGTGGTCTGGATTTCTCGTTTTCAGCCACTTGGCAACGATCCGGCCTTGTGTGTCCTCTTCCTCGACGCGAACCTGCTCCATCATCTGCGCGTAATAGCCGTTGTACGGCATCTGCGGCAGAAGCTCGCCAATTTCACGAGCGGTACTGGGGAGAATTACATCTCCCTCCATGTACTGCTTGATGACCTGATCGAACGCCATCGTCCTGTCGATGATGACCTTGCCAGCCTCGCCGTACTGAAGAGTTTCGAAGTGCGCGATGACTGCCGTGTTCGGACGGTGCATTTCAAATCCAAGCCAAACCTTGCCGTGATACTTCAGCGCCAAGTCACGAGCAGCCCGCTTTTCAGGATGCGCGTCAATGACACACATGAACTGCGTAAGCGATTCCAAATACTTGTCGAGTTCGCCCCACTCGTTGAAGATTTGGAATTTCCAGGCCACCCGGCGTCCGAAACGATCAAGGTACGAGGACTTGCAATGAATGACTGTTCCGACATCAACACCGACAAAAACTGAGCCATTTGGAATTCCTCCTAGCTTGTGCCCGCCCACAATGCACTTATCGAGGATTTCAGCCGTTAGCTGATCCCCTGGAGCTACATACGGCTTTCCTAGAGCCCCGTTGAAGAAGGTTCGCAGAATACGAGCGTCCTTTTGTCCCTTGTACCAGCCCTCGAGAATTTCAACTAGCGGCATGGTCGGGGAATTGAACTGATTGATGTGGTAGCCCCTCAGCGATCCATTGAGATTCTGAGGAACCCACCTTCCAGTTGAATTTGCAGACGCCCGCTCGTGATCTTCGAATGGCCGGTGACAGAACTGGCACCGAATGATTGATTCGTCGGCTGTATCTGCCAGGATGACGTGGGAATCAAATTCCAAGACCTGATAACGCGAGCATCCTGGACATGAAATTTCCCACTTATGCTGGTCACTTGCATACCAAGCATCTTCAGCATCGACGCCATGGCCTGGTACGGTCGGTGTGGAAAGTTCGGTGAGGATTCGAATTTCAGAGCCCGACATTCTTTTCTTGGCTTCCTCAAGATTCTTCTCCACCATCCTGTCTCGTTCGTCCCACACCTGGACATCGACTGGAATTTCCTGAAGCTCGCTGTCGATGTTGGTGCCTCTGATGTAGAGAGCAATTGCATCTTTCGTCTGCTTGTGCAATCGGTTGTCTACCGACGCGAAATGAGCGCTCAGTTCCGAGTTCGAGTCGATGATCGGATCAATGCGCCTCTGGACGAATGGAATTGCCCCTGTTTTGAGCGGCAGCAGGTACAGATGATTCCACTTCCGCTCCTTCATCCAGTGGAGTGTCCTCACCAGGAATGAAATTGTGAAGGACATCTGAGCCGCCTTTGGAATTACCATGTGACGGCTGTTGTCCCTCATCACCTGGGAGACATACTCGCGGCCCTTCAGACTGAAATTACGACCATCTACCTTCAATCCCATTTCAAGAGCCCATGTGTCCGGGTGTAAGAGCCCCTTCAGAGCCGCGAAGTCCTCCCCGCCTTGGGGGTCTGCATTTGGCTTGGATGCTGGGATCGGAAGCTTCTTACGGGCCATTGAAAAAGGACGGGATTTGCCCGTCCATTGGATTGTAGCCCAGTATTTGAATTCCCCTAAACAGTGAGGGCCGGTTGCCCGGCCCTCGACTGCCCGATTACCACTCCCCGAAAGGAGCTTCGATCCGGTTATATCACGCGGCGTCCTGCTTCTCACGCCTACGTTCTGCCTCTTCGTCCGTCAAGGTGTAATAGAACTCGTGCGCTCTCTTTGGAATTCTTTCTTCCTCTCCACGGAAAGCTGAGCCCCGGCGGATGGATTTGGCATGGCGAACCTCGTTATTGGCCCGAACTTCAGCCAGCACTTTGAAAATGCGCTGAGCCGTCCTCTTACGGACGACTCGTTGGGATTTGAAACGGACGTTGAAATTGGGATGGAACTCACACCGTCTAGCTGCCTCAGTGGGGCCAAGCCTACGAACCAATTCCAACCAGGCGAACTGAACCTTGCCTGCCGGGATGAATCCACTTTGCCCATTCCAATTCGACGCTTTGCGAGCCCGGTAGTTTCCATCGCGGCACTGATGAAAGGGCTTGCCCGCTCTCCAACCGTTTTTGTGAAAGTTGAAATTGGTCAGAGGGACGTAAGCTCCATTGTGGAGTGGGCAGTTGCAACGCTTTTCCAATCCACGCTTTCCTTGACGCAAAG